AGCGTCGTTTGCAAAGCCAGGTAAGGGTTTTTACTTGCGTACAACAAGCGGTGATGGTTGGCTGCACATTTCTGGCAAGGCAACAACACAACAAAAACAATACAGATACCGGGGTACTTTAAGACAAGCGCTAAACATGAAAAAGACTTGTAGTTTTAAAGTAGACATAGTGCCAGAAGATAAAAGCAATGACTAGCTGGCACATACTTAAAACTAGAACTAATAGAGAGCTGTCCATACATGACTTTTTAGATAAAGAAGGTATTGATTGTTATACGCCATTTGACACACGCACATTAAGATCAAGTCATGCACAAAAAAAGGCTAGGCAAAGAACAACATATATTGTCCCGGTGTTTACAGGTTATTTGTTTTTTAACATAGACATACGTACAGACTTGCCAAAGCTGTCAATTGCAACACAAAAGTGTAAAGATATTTATGGTATTATTATGAAAGATGACAGTGATTTGTATCACATAAAAGATAATGTCATTGCTTCATTACGTGTTGCTTATCCAACAGGCTATATACCTAATTTACACTCAAGCAAAAATAGACAGCGTAAAATTGATTATAGTGCGCCAAGATTTGTTAAAGGGCAAAAGGTAAGGTTTAAAGCTGGGCCATTACAAGGCATAGACCTAACAGTAGACAGGCAAATGAACGACCAGATTGATTTATTGATGGAGTTTTTGTCTAGTACCCGGAAGGTAACAGCTATGATTGATAGTATAAAGGTGTGATATAAACACAATATGTGTTGCTATATTGACACTAAAACCTATATATAGTAAATCTATGTTAGATCGGGCCGCGCGTACTAAGGTAGCCTCGCCCCCTAGCTGTACGCATTACAGCAGTAAGGCTTTCTATGCTTTTGAATAATAAGAGTTTTTAAAAAATGGTTTTATGTAAATCCTGTACATCCCCGGTAACGTGTAAGAATAACAAACGCTGCATGAAAAAAGGCAGTTATAAACGCAAAACAGTAAAAAAACGCAAATAACTATAGTTTTATTGTATGTTCGCACTTGTAAAATAGTAAAATACAAATAAAGCTGTCTTTATATTACAAAAGGATATTTATTTTGGAAATTTGGGCAGCAGATGAAGTAAAACGACGTAAAGTGTCAACCTTAGTGCCTTATGCAAGAAATAGCCGTACGCACAGTGATGCACAAATAAGTCAAATAGCTGCTTCTATTAAGGAGTGGGGCTGGACTACACCGATATTAATTGATGAGGCTGGTGGCATTATTGCTGGTCATGGGCGTGTAATGGCTGCACAAAGACTACACATAAAAGAAGTGCCTTGTATGACAGCAACTGATTGGACTGAGGCACAGAAACAAGCTTATGTAATCGCAGACAATAAACTTGCAGAAAATGCCGGGTGGGACACTGAACTGCTTTCTGTAGAATTAAAAGAGTTAGAGGGATTAGACTTTGATTTGTCACTAATAGGTTTTGATGAAGATGCACTTAATGATTTAACTGCAGCGCAAGTTGATGGTTTGACAGATGATGACGCGGTTCCAGAGCTACAAGAGGAGACTGTAAGTGTACTTGGCGATGTTTGGCTGCTAGGTAACCACAGGCTAATGTGTGGCGATTCTACAAGCATTGACGCTGTTGAAAAGCTAATGAATGGGCAGAAGGCTGATCAATGGGTAACAGACCCGCCATATAATGTAGATTACGAAGGCTCAGATGGGCAAAAGATTAAAAACGACGCTATGCAAGATAGTCAGTTTAGAGGCTTTTTGTATGATGCATTTACAACTGCTTTTACTGTTATAAAGCCGGGTGCAAGTTACTATATTTGGCACGCAGATTTAGAGGGATATAATTTCAGAGGCGCTGTTATTGATTGCGGCGAAAAGATAAGGTCTTGTCTTATTTGGAATAAACCCAGTATTGTTATGGGACGCTCTGACTATCATTGGAAGCACGAGCCTTGCTTGTACGGCTGGAAAAGTGGTGCTAGTCATCTATGGTCATCAGACAGAAAGCAATCTACAGTAATTGATTTCGTGGCAAAACCCAAACACAATGACTTACACCCTACAATGAAACCTGTTGAGCTTATTGAGTACCAGATACTTAACAACACAAAAGGACAAGATATTGTTTTGGATACGTTTGGTGGTTCTGGCTCCACATTAATTGCATCTGAAAAAACAGGCCGTAACTGTTATATGATGGAGCTAGATGAAAAGTATGTTGATGTGATTATAAGACGTTGGCAAGAATTTACAGGCAAAGAGGCTGTTCACGCTATAACATGCAAAACATTTGCAGAAGCAGAAAACATATAAAAGACGCTGTATATGACAAAGAAAAAGCTAAAAGGTAGACCAGCACATGAGCCAAATAATGCAACACGTTCTGCAATAAGATTGCTGGCGTTCGGTGACTTTTCGCAAGAGCAAATAGCTGGTCGCATGGGTATTACTGTACCAACTTTAGTAAAGTATTACAAACAAGATTTGTCAGGAGGTAAAACTGAAATGATTGCTGCGTTGCTAAAAAAAGATGTTGAAAACGCACTATCTGAAAGTGCTGACGCAAGACATTCACGTCATTTTCTACTAAAAACGCGTGGTGGTTATTCTGAAAAGCAAGAGGTACAACACAGCGGTGAGCCTTTTAAATTAATTACACGCATTGAATTGACAGCGCCAGATAATGACGACGCTTAACTTAGAGTTACCAGCAAAACTAATACCTATATTTGAAGGTGATGCAGAAGTGCGCGGTGCTTATGGCGGCAGAGGTAGTGCTAAAACACGCAGCTTTGCTATGATGAGCGCTGTTAGAGGTGCTATCTGGGCAAGTGAAGGCAACAGTGGACAGATATTGTGTTGCCGAGAACATTTAAACTCACTTGATGACTCATCACTGGCAGAGGTAAAAGCTGCAATACTTGGTAATAAATGGCTAACTAGCTGTTATGATGTTGGCGAAAAGTATGTAAGAACAGCAGATCATTTGCCCGGTAGAATAGATTACACGTTTGCTGGATTAAGGCATAATCTTGAAAGCATTAAGTCAAAAGCGCGTATTATGCTGTGCTGGGTAGATGAAGCTGAACCTGTTAGTGAATTAGCGTGGGCAAAGTTATTGCCTACAATACGTGAAGTAGATTCTGAAGTATGGGTAACATGGAACCCTGAGAGAAAGAACAGCGCAACAGATAGGCGTTTTAGACTAACACCGCCAGCTGGCAGTAAAATAGTAGAAATGAATTGGAAAGATAACCCTTGGTTTAACAGAACCCGGTTAGCTAGCCAAAGATTAGAAGATCAAGAAAAACGACCAGACAGCTATGAATGGATTTGGGAAGGCGACTATGCAAGCGTGCATGAAGGTGCGTATTTTAGTAAGTTACTAGCTAACGCCAAACGTGAAGGCCGCATAGTTGATATGTTACCAATAGACCCGGCATTGCCTGTATATGGTTTTCACGATATTGGTGGCTCTGGCGCTAAAGCTGATAGTTATACTATTTGGTTGGCTCAATTTGTAGGTGATTGGATAAACGTGCTAGATCATTACATAGCACAAGGTCAGGTGCTAAGTTATCACATCAATGAGATGCGTAGACGATGGCCACACGCTATAATGCAGCTACCGCATGATGGTGTAAACGAGAACAGCTGGACAGGTAAAAGAGTAGAAGATCACTGGAGAGATGGTGGGTTTGAGGTGTTAAAACCATTGCCAAACCAAGGTAAAGGCGCAGCGATGCAACGTGTAGAAGCCGTAAGACGCATATTGCCTAAATGTAAGTTTGTAAAAGATAAGACAGAAGCCGGGCGTGCTGCATTAGGATGGTATCACGAAAAAAGACCATCAGATGGTAGAGATGTAGGTTTGGGGCCAAACCACGATTGGTCATCACATGATGCTGACAGCTTTGGTTTAATGGCGCTAATGTCAGATAAATTTAAAATAAAAAAGGCAAAGCCGTTGGTAATGCCTAATTACGGAAGTGCAATATAATATGCTAAAATATGATAATGATTTAGGCGTAGATGATTCAAACAACACTGCAAGCGGTGTTGATGATGCTGGCAATGATGATTTGCTGTCAATGGTACGTGCTGAGTTTTCACAAAGCATTGGTATGTCACATGATAGCGATTTAACGTCATCAAGAGAAATAGCGCTGCGTTATTACAATGGCGATGTATTTGATGTATCTGTATTTGGACAGCGCAGTAAAACTGTAAGCACAGACATAGCAGATAACATTGAGGCAGTGTTGCCTGACTTGGTTGATGTACTATCCGGGGAAGATGTTGCTGTGTTTCAACCTGTAGGCATTGAAGATGAGGAATCTGCCCAACAAGAAACAGATTATATTAATCATGTTTTCTTTGAGCAAAACAACGGCTTTCAGATATTGTATGATGGCATTAAAGAAGCGCTGTTACTTAAGACAGGTATATTCCGTTGGTACTGGGAAGAAGATACGTACTTAGACACTAAAAACTTTGACCAGCTAGATGGCCTTGGCTATATGACTTTGCTAGATCAAGGTTATCAATTAACGGAAGGCGTTGTAGAGGAAATCGGTGAAGATCAGATATTGATAACAGGCGCTGTATTTAGTAAAGAGATAACTAAAGGACAGGTCAAAGTTGAAACAATTCCAAGCGAGCGCTTTGCTGTTGGCAGAGATACAGTAAGGCTTAGAGATGCAGCTTATTGCGTTGCACAAATTGAAACACGAAAACAAGATTTGTTAGATAAAGGTTATGACCCGGAGAAGGTAAACAACCTAACTAATGTTGACGCTATGGACAATGAAACCATAGCTGATGCTAGAGATGTTGATACTATTAATGATAACTACAGCAACAGCATAGGCCCAATGCAGCAAGTCACAATACTTGAGCATTACATACGTGTTGAAGGTCAGATAAAACGATTAATTACAGATTATGACAGCACGACAGTGTTAAGTGTTGAAGATGCGCAGTATATACAATACTCAAGCATTTGCCCATATCCAATGCCGCACAGGTTTTATGGGTTATCATTAGCTGACAAGCTTATTGAAGTACAACGTGTAAAAACAGGCATACAACGTCATATGCTAGATGAATTGTCATTTAGCCTTAATCAACGCATGGAAGTATCAGAAGATGGTGCAAACGAAAACACTATATCTGATTTGCTTAACAATACGCCCGGTGCGCCGATACGATCACGCAATGGCGGTGCCGTAAGACCTGTAAGACTGGCCGGCAGTGGTTTTGATTATTTGTCTGCATTAGAAACAGCAAATGTCATGGCAGAGCGCCGCACAGGTATAATGCGCGGTGAAACAGGTATGAAAGCTGACACGCTGCACGATACTGCATCAGGAGCGCTAACAATGCTATCTGAGGGCAAGAAACGTACAAGACTGATGGCACGTATCTTTGCTGAAGGCGGCATAAAAGATATGATGCTAGGCATACATTGCTTGATCAAAGAATATGCAACAGAAGCTGATTATGTAAGGCTTAGAGGTAAATGGACACAAGTAGACCCTACAAAATGGGGTAGACGTAACGATATGACTATTGAGATTGGTGTTGGCGCTGGTGGTAAACGACAAGAGGCTATGTTAGCGCGTGAAGTTATCAACTTACAGGCACAAATCGTACAGCAACAAGGCGGTGCGCCAGAAGGCTCACTAGCAACACCTCAAAGCATACACGCTGCTTTAGTTAGGTTTGCAGAAAAAGCTGGTATGAAAGCGCCAGAACTTTACTTCCCCGCACCACAAGAAATGCCTGAAGATGGGCCACCACCACCAACTGATGCACAAGTTAAAGCACAAGCTGATGCGCAAGCTAAACAGCAAGAGATGGAACTTAAAAAATACGAGATAGACAGCAGAATGCAGTTGGAACGTGAAAAGTTAGCACAGGCAGATGCTATTGAGCGTGATAAGTTAGAGCGTGAAACAGCACTAGCTATTGAGATGCGCAAATATGAACTACAAATGAAAGAAAAGATGTCATCATTTAGACCGGGAGGTAGTTTAATTACATGACCAAAAAGGACAAAGCAGAAGCAAGTGCGCATGCAGTAGTAGCAAAACGTGAATTAAAGCTGACAACCGCAGCACTAAAAAACATGGAAGAAACAGCAATAGAAAACTTGCTGAAAACTAAACCAGAGGAAGAACATAAAAGACGTGAACTCATAGCGCTTATCAATGTGTGCCGCGAGATACCACGTAAACTAAACAACTACATTGACACTCATAAGATCAACCAAGAAGGAGTCTAAGAAATGAGTAATGAAGCCCCCTTAAGTATCGACCAAGCCGTAAGCGAGCTAACACAGTTAGAGCCGCCAAAGCCTGAAGAAGCAGAAACTACAAATGCTGTAGAGGAAGTAGAAGCAGAAGATACTGAACTAGATGGTGAACCAGAAACCATCGATGCCGACGAGGAGCCTGACGATAGCGAGGTCAACCTTGAAGATGAAGAAGTTGAGGAAGTTGAAGCGGAAGAAGATGTTCCGTCAATCGATGCACCCCAATTCTGGACAGATGGCGCAAAAGATGTTTTTTCATCACTGCCCGCTGAAGCACAATCTGTTATTGCAGATGAAGTTAAGCGGTCACAGGCTGAAACAACTAGAGCGCAACAAGCTGCGGCTGAAGCTACCAAGCAATCGGTACAGCGCATGGAAGAACTACATAATGTGATTGAGTCGGTGCATACTGAAACAGCTACCTTAGATAGATTATTTGATCAGCGTTGGAAAGATGTAAACTGGGTAGAGATGTCACAAAGAAACCCATCTGAATACTTGCAAAACAAAGCGTTGTTTGAAGCTGAGTCGCAAGCCTTAGAGGTTCACAAAGAATCATCGGTCACTGCGCAAAAAGAATATGAGCAACAGATATTGCAAGAAAACTTTGCAAATGCACCTAAGTTATTCCCAGATTTATTAGATGCTGTGAAAGGCCCAGAGATACAACAAACATTGACTAAGACGTTGTTATCACTTGGCGCGACACCTGAAGAACTCAGATTTGCAAAACCCGGAATGTTAGCTCTGGCATATGATGGTATTAAATACCGGGATAGTCAGAAGAAACTTTCAAAAACTAGCGCAAAACCTGTGCCCAAGGCAATCAAGTCAAAAGGCAAATCAGCAGGCAATGCAAATTCATTAAGAAAAGCTCGTGCTGCAAAGCGCTTCAACAAGTCTAATTCATTAGATGATGCTGTAGCGTTATTGTTATCGAGTTAGCTATCAATAGGAGATTTTTAAGATGGCTGCACCAACAAACACAATCGTACCAGCAGGTGTTGCTGGCAACAGAGAAGACCTCTCAAACCTCATTGAGCGCGTTGCTCCTGAGAAAACACCATTTTGCTCAAACATCAAAGGTGGCGGCGTAAAAGTTACTGCTACACGTCATGAGTGGCAAACAGAAACACTAGCAACTCCAGATGCTGCTTCAGCACAAGTTGATGGTGATGATACTACATCAT